GGATAGTTACGTCTTGGTATATTCCATCACATACAGAACTTATGTTAAAATTAACTGGTGCTAAAGTTGTAGTTGTAGTTGTTGTAGCTGGACATCCAGTCAAGCCGGTAGCAGTAATTGGTAATTGTGTTCCACCTGGATTACTATAATAAACTTGGTCTATTCTGTATGTATTGCCTATTGATGTTACTCTATCATTTAATTGGAATGTATTATCTACATAGTTTGTAGATGTCGTAGTTGCCCCAGTAGCACAATTATAAAGCAAATACCAAACTTGTGGCATTGTTGTTGTAGTCGTGGTAGTCGTAGTAGTACAATTCGCATTAATAGATTTTACTTTTAACCCAAACCCAGCACTATCTTTAACCGCAACAAATCTTTCTGTATTACCAGATTGATTATCAAAAGTCCTACTTCCGCTCACTGGAGTAAAAGCTGCTGCTATTGCATCTGCCGCTGAATTATATGTTTGAGTGTTTGCTTGGTAACTGCCATTTCCACCAGTAAAGTTATTAATAGTAACATCTTGATAAATGCCATCACAAACTGAACTAATATTAAAATCAAGAGGTGCTTGTGTTGTTGTAGTAGAAGTAGTAGTTGCTGGACAACCAGTTAAACCAGTAGCTACTATTGTTAATGCAGCACCGCCGGGGTCAGAAAATAATACTTGGTCTATTCTAAACGTAAAACCAATAGCCGTTACTCGGTCATTTACTGCAAAAGAACCATTAGTATAAGACCTTGAAAATTGTATATTACCATTGGCACAATTAAACAATCTATACCAAACTGGAGGTTGAGTTGTAGTAGTGGTCGTAGAAGTTGTTGTACTTGTGGTCGTTGTGGTCGTGGTAGTAGTACTTGTTGTAGTACTCGTAGTTGTTGAAGTAGATGTAGTCGTACTTGTAGATGTACTTGTAGTACTTGTTGTCGTAGTTGGGGTTGCATCTGTATAATATTTGCCACTTCCAATTAGTGAAACTGTATAACCGCCTATATCTTTATAATTACCGTTTATAGAATAACCACCTATAAAACAATAGCCACTAATATATCTATAACCATCTATCCCGTTATCTATTCTAAATCTTGTTAAAAGTACTAATCTATCCTTTTGTGCTTGAGCAATATCTTCATATGAGAAATTATCTAAAGTAACAATACCGTCTAATGACATTGTCCAAGACGATAAATTGTCTTTATCTTCTTTAAACCAAGCATTTACTGCCGATGTAGTTTCTGATAAATCTGTTTGACTTTCAAAAGCACAACCTCTTGCACAAGCAAAAGCAGTCTCCGTTGCTGGAATTGTAGATGTATCTATTTTGTATAGAATTACATTGTCTCCGCTTACTTTAACTGCCATAGGTCAAAGTTACTAAGATATTACATAAGCACCAACACCTTGTAAATTGATTGTATAGGTAGAGATGTCTTTATATGGTGCGTTTATTGATATATTAGTAATTATAGCAGAACCAGACAATACTACTATGCTTGTACCATTGTTTATGCTGAACTTGATATTGATAGGAGTTCTTGCCAACTGATTGGCTAACATATCTGCATAAGAATACCCATCAAGAGTTACAATACCATCACAACTTACATTCCATGAAGCCTTATCTATTTTATATTCGGTAAACCATGCAGAAGATTGACTTGTTACATCTACTTGATTCACTTGCACATTAAAAGTGCAATTAGTTGAACAAGCAAATACAGTATCTACTCCTCCAGAAGTTTTATATAGAATTATATTTTTGCCTTGTACTTTATCTGCCATGACTTATAGTTATTTAAAATATTGTATATAATTTATAGTTGCAGTGATATCTGTATTTGATATTTCTAACAAAGTTCCACTCATAGAATTATCTACATAATCAATAGATGAGTTTCCTAACATATAAGAGTTACTTGCAACGTTTATTTGTGCTGGGTCTGTATCAGTAGATTTAATCATTTTAGATGCGTTTAAATACGGATATGTTGCATTAGTTGTTACAAAGCTACTAACCGAACAATCTATATTTATAATATTTGCCCCATAAGAATTTATGTATTGCCTCATTAGTAATTGAGTCATACTATCGTATAAGCCAGTCATTCCAAATCTATACCAGTTTAAAAGTGGGGCACCATCTGATTTTAAGAACACTCCAACAGATGTAGGAAATCCGGGAACACCTTGATAACCAAAAGGAATATCCGCCTCTTTAATGTATTCTTTGTTATTGTTTATGTAAGCAAAGTAATCTACTTTATTATAATCATATTCAGCCGTAACTACAAATTGTGTAACGGTACAAGTGTTTCCAACTTGGTTATTAAACTCTACTGTTAATTGCCCACTTATAGGACAAGGTAAAGTACTGAAAGAAAACTCGCCATTTGCCCCCTCTGGTATTGTATATCCAGAACTTGCTGAACTTTGCCAATCTTTATTATTGTTTAGATAATATGTTGTAGTACCGTCAAATACAGTCATAGAAACATATCCTCTTGTACCACTTCCGCCATTTAAAAATAACATTGAATAATTTATAGTAGCATTAGCACTAATTTTAGGCATAAAGTTGTTAATCATTCTGGTATAACCTCCACCTCCGGCTCTTACTAATGTTATTTGTGCGTATGATTCAGTTGCATTATCTACAATATAAAAAGATGAGCCAACTCCAACATTAGTTACTGTCCAAGATTGTGGAGCAGAACTTAAATTAGAATATATTTTTAAATTACCATTATCTACTAAATTCTTATCTTGATTAATGTCAATGCTTGTCTGTACTCTGTTAAAACCCTTTAAGATAAGTTTAAACTGCTCATTATTTATAAAATATAAACCGCTTGTATTACCAGTATATCCTTGTATTTGGCTTAACGTATTTAAGTTACTTCCACTTGAAACTACTGTGCCTAAGTAATCATATTGTGTAAAATAATTATTTTCATTAGCAAACTCATTAATAGCTACTACCCACCATTTACCTCCAGCTTGAAATAGTCTACACCCAAAAGACTTGATAATTTTTTCTAATACATCAAAGCTATTCTCATATGTATAATCATCATTTTTAAATGTTCTAATAGGTAAATACGTTTGACTAAATGGCTCATATTGTGTACCGTCTGCTCTATCATTCATATCAAGAGCAAAGTATGAGCATACAGTCATTAAGTTAGGATTGGTAGGGAAACTTAAAGAGTTTAAACAAGTTAAAATGTAAGTTAATACACTTAACTGACTATTAGTTCTATTACCAACACTATTAATATTTAAAGGTATATTTCTTAACATACCTAAACCATCAACACAACTAAAAGACAATTGCTTTCTACCAGTAGAGTAACTTATGGAAATATTATCGCTTAATGTATAACCAGACCATTCTAAATCAGACCCTAAATACAACTTAGCAAAATACTTTCTATCATTTAAAGTAACAAAGTCTGGTATATTAGCTAAATTATCTGTAACGTCAATAGTACAAGACAATTCACTTGCATACAAAGCCTCATATATATCATCACCACTTGGGATATATTGTAAAGATATATTTACTCCAATAAATTCAATTAAAGTAGGAGCAGATGCTAAATCTTCTTGTAAATACAAGTAAGCAGTTTTACTTGTCTTTGTAGCATAAGTTATTTTATATTTATCGTAGTATGCCATTATCCTCTTCTATATTTTAATGCAGTTTCGCTTCTATTCATTGCTAATACTAAGTCTTGTCCTCTTAATACAAACTCGCCATTCCCACCTCCACCATTAGATGCCATTGCACCAGCGTTAAATGTATTGTTCATTAAATTGCCTAACTTACTTAAAGGCATCACCGCCTCACTTTCGTTACCCTCTCCTACCATTGCAAGAGTTGGTCCAGTTACAATACCACCAGATGCAAGTCCTAATAAACCTTTAAAAATACCACTAAAACCTCCGGCTGATGCAGCACCTCCTAAATTTGGGAATACTATATTTAAAATTGACGCAAATATTGCCGCTTTTATTGCAGCTGCTGCTATTTGTTTTGCTAAGTCTAAAAACATATTACCTAATGATTCAAGAAATGGTTCGCCTTGTTCTAATGCATTCCACATTCCCATAATTGAGTTAGTAATAGTAGAAGATATAGTATCAGCGAATCTCAATGCTCTTTCATTAATATCGTCAAAATTCTTTTTATTATCTTCAAAGAATTTATTCATTTCATCCATTCCACCTTCAAAAGATAACTTACTTTGTGGTTTATCTTTTTTACCAAAAAAATCTCCTAATATATTTTCGTAACCTTCTTGATATAAACCTAATTTTTTATTTTCCTCTCTTATTTGTTTTTCAAGGTCAAAATCATATAAAGAAATATCTTCAAACTTTAATTTAGATACTTTTGGTTTTTTATCTGGTCTTGTTATATCTGCTGCTCCAAATGCATCTGCTAAAGTTGATTGTAATTTATTAGCTGCTTCAGAGTATTTTTTTTCTATTATTTGGAATATTCCAATTTGGTCATTTAATCCATTTTGCAATGCCAATTTAGATTCAGCTGCTGATATTCCAATTAAAGCTGGGTTTCCAAATATTGCAGCTAAATATGAACCAGTATCTGGAGTAATTGGTTTATTTTTTAATAATTCTAATTCAATTTGTTTTTTTGCCGCTTCTGCTGCTGCTAAATTTGCTACTGACTTTTTAAATGTCATTTGTACATAAGTGTCAGAATAGCTTGTTAAAAACTTTTCAGCAGTAGCTAAATCTTTAGTTTCTTTTATTGTATCACCTAATGTAGAATTAAACTCTTTTAAAAACTTATCTTTTGTAACTAATCCATTTTGATAATCATCAAAACTATCTTTAAGTTTATTTATATCAGTCGATGCTTTAACATAAGATTCAGAACTTTTTTGTAATAATTGATTTTCCTTGTTAAATGCATCTCCTAATCCATTTACTTTGTTTGTAATAAATTCACTAATGTCATCTCCAAATTTGATTATCAAAGACGATACAACACCCAAAGCTAAACCTATACCAGCTGGACCAGTTAATCCAGCGACCATTGCTTTTAATGCCGATGTACTTCCGCCAGACTCTTTTTGTAAACGTTGAAATGACTCAAGTAATGGATTTAAGTTGTTAGCAATACCTATAAAACCATAAGGAGCATCTTGAGCAACTCTTGATAAGTTTGATAGTGCTTGAGTTGCTTGGTTACCAACCTTACCAAAATTCTGCATTTCACCTTTAAGTCCTTTAGATGCCTTGATAAAGTTTTGCAAATTATCTAATGCCTCTTGGGTATCAGCAGTTATAACGAGTTTTAATGTTTCTTGTGCCATCTTTAATTTTTAACTCCGTACATTTTTAAAGTCTTTGCTAATTCTTCATTAGTTAGCATCTTCTTTTCCTCTGCTGGTTGGTTGTCATCAATTTCTGGGATGTGCCAAAACGCTTTCAACGATTTGGGGTTTTTTTCAGAAGTGCTACTTAAATATACAATATAGGCGAGGTTTCGTGTCCTCGCCCATTCGTTTAACTCTTGTTTTTCCTTTCCCATTACAATAATAGAAAAGTCTTTCCAAGTCATCTCCCAAAACTCGCTTGGGCGTATATTACATTCGGCAGCCTTAACTAAAATATCATCCCAACTTAGTTTTATTAGACTTTTTTTTTCTCTTCTTTAGGAGTTCCACTTACGGCAGTTACAGTATTTTGTACTATATATTTAAAATACTCCATTAATGGACCTTCTGTGTTAAATATCCCACCTATTTCGTCTATCCAATCACATACATCATTTTCTGTATATTCAATTGGTTCTTTTTTGCTATTACAAGCTGATTTATAACCAGCATAAATTAACTTTATAATAACATCTAAGTCTATTACTTTTCTACTTAATAATTCAAAATATTGGTCTATGGTAATGTTCATTTCTTTGCAAAACTCTCTCATTGCCCATGTACCCCATTTTAAATCTATTGTTTTGTTGTTTGTTTCAAATTGATGCATATTGGTTTTTTATTTTTTTATAATGTTTCAGTTTGTGTTACTGGTGGTGTGTAAACTACAAATGTTGCTGAAAACTTAACGTCATCTTTATCATCTGCGTTTACATCAAAGTTAGAAATCCAAACACTACCACTATAAGTAATATCTCCACTTGTTGGAGTTGCTTTACCCATTTTCATAGCAAATACAGTTCTTGCAGCGTGAGCAGCATATAATTGTTGGTAGCTATCTTTTGCTGGGCTTCCAGTTTCATCAATTGCAAAACCTTCACATTGGAAAGATTGAGTAAAAGATGGACCGGGTTGGAACTCGTCTCCACATTTAGAAGTTGCATCAATAGTGTTTACTGTTGATGTAAGTGAGTTTGATGTTAAACAAGCAACTGCCTTAAAAGTTGCGTTTCCATCGATGTCTGCAAGTAGGATGTAATCTCTTGCTGATACTTTAGTTTCTGCCATTTTATTTAATTTTGAGTTATTATTATGTTATATGTTATAATCGTTCTAAATACGTTATCTATTGGGTTTATTCCGTCTAAGTTTCTGATACTTGCCACACTTAAAGATGAACTATAAAAGCCATTTGCCAGTGTTATATTAGTATCTGAATTAATAGCAGTCAAAACTAAATTGCTTATCGTTTCAGCACGTTTATAGCCAAAGTTAGCATTTTTTGTAACAATGTCCACATCAATAGATACACCATTTGTGTAACCAGATTTCCCTTGTTCTTGAGTTGATGTTCTTCCAGTCATTACAATATATTCATCACCCGCCCCTTCTGGTGCTATTCCATCATAAACAGTAAGTCCACTTGCACTTGTCAAGTTGGTATAAAACCATTTTTTTATTTCTATGTTAGGGTTAAGCATTTAATATCTTTTTAAGTTTTTCTATCAATTTAGGCTTTTCTTGCTCGTAAGCTGGTATTAAAAAAGGTTGTGGTCTAATGCCATTTCTTAATATTTTTATAGCTAAAAACCTTGCTAATTTCTCATCTTGTGATTGTTTTAATTTACTTCCACCTTGTCTTCTACCACTCTTTACACTATACGTCCCAGCTAAACCTTTTCTTTTAACCCATAATGTTAAAGCCTTTATCATGTCTTCTAAGCTGCCACCTCTTTTACCTTTAAACGTTGCAGCATATTCTTCAAATCCCGGTGGTATAGAAACCTTACCTCCAGTTCCAAACTCTATATATGCCCCATAAGACGCACCAACTTCTACATAGTGAGTTAATTTATCTTTAGAGGTAGCGTGAATGCTTTGTCTTAAAGTACCCATATTTACTGGTGCCAAACGTTTTGCTATCTTTTCTATTCTTAATGTAGATGCAGATATTTCTTTAGCTAACTCTGTGCTTACATTGTTTTCTATTTCCTTTAACTTTTTTTCAAGTCTTGGTATGCCAGATAAGTCTATGCCAAATCCCATTATCTATAAATTACAAGTTCGTAAAATCTCTTTTGATTCTCAACGTCCTTAACTGAATGTATTGTATATCTTGAACCCTCTACTTCTACTTCGTAATTTTCGTTTATCGTAAGCCCATATCTGATATATAGCACTGCTCTTTGGTCAAATTGCAATTCCGACTCGTCTATCTCTCTTGCCTTGTTATCTGGTCTTAAATCGCCCCAAACGGTGGTTTGTAGGGCAAATGTCGTAGTATAGCCGCCTTGCCCATCACTAACACGAGTAGGAGCATAAACCAACACTTGACGAGTCATTGTGTTAGCATCAATATAATTAGCTTTTGCTTTACCTAATTTCATATTATAATATTGGCGAAGTTTTTGTCCATCTTTGACACGCTCTATATGTCTTCTCACAAATACCAGAGTTAGAATCTAAACCTCTGTTCTCGTAATCGTAACTCACTTGGTCTAATATAGCAATCTTTAAATCACTAGGAATGGTTGTATATCCACAAGTGTAAGTAAATTAAAACAATCACAAGATGAGAAATTAGCAAGGTTTTTAGCTATAAAAATATTAAGAAATGGCAT